GTTAATCCATTCTTAGAAAATGTACAATCACAAAGTGGTTTAAGTGCATTTAGAGTAGTGATGGATGAAACGAATAATACACCAGATACAATTGATAGAAATCAATTAGTTGGACAATTATTCTTACAACCTACAAGAACTGCTGAGTTTATTGTATTAGACTTTACAATACAACCTACTGGTGCTTCTTTTCCAGAGTAATAGTTAATTAAAATAACTAAATTAAAGGGATTTATTTAATTATAAATCCCTTTTTTTTATATTTTTAGATATTTATATATGAATTAAAGGTTTAAGTATTTTAATAGGAGAAATTAAATGGCCGAATTATTAGAACCACAAGATATTATGTTTACCCCTTTTGAGCCAAAGCTCAAAAATAGATTTATAATGCAAATCGATGGTATCAATGCTTATTTGATTAAGTCAATGAATAGACCATCATTAGAAAACGATGAAGTGATTTTGGAACACATGAATGTAACAAGATACGTTAAAGGTAAGTCAAGATGGCAACCTTTAGAGATTATGTTATATGACCCAATCGTACCATCAGCAGCTCAACAAGTAATTGAGTGGATTAGATTACACCACGAATCAGTTACTGGTAGAGATGGATACTCTGATTTTTACAAGAAAAATATAACATTTAATCTTTTAGACCCAGTTGGAGCTGTGGTTGAAGAATGGGAACTAAAAGGAGCGTATATTCAATCAGCTAACTTTGGTGATTTAGCCTTTGATTCATCAGACCCAGTTGAAATATCATTAACATTAAGATATGATTACGCAATACTTAAATTCTAATAAAATACTTAAAATGAACTAATGAAAAAGCCCTTGAAATAAAAATCGAGGGTTTTTTTATTTTATATATATTTATATATGAAATGAGGATGTTTATATGAAAACAACATTTGAAGAAATAATAGAAGTGGTTTTAGAACATGAAGGTGGTTATGTGAATGACCCTGATGATGCTGGAGGTGAAACCAAATATGGAATCGCTAAAAGATGGTATCCTGAAGTCGACATTAAAAATCTTACCAAAGAACAAGCTAAAAAAATATATCATACAGACTATTGGAGA